CTAATTTACAGTACAAACAAATTAAAGAAAGGAGGTTAACTATGAAAAGTGAACTAATTAACAGCACTAATCAAGAGTTAATCCGCAACAACTCAAGTTTGTCCTCTTACTTAGTAAACTTGAATAGGGGTCGTGATGCAACTCCTCATTCGTGGCTTTACGAAAAAGAAGACGCACAAACCACACTGCAGAGGTGGTTACCATTAATGGAAGCGGCCAATAATAAGTCTCCCTTTGGCAAGGAGTTTGACCAGTTCGATCGGAAGCAGATCGAGAAGTTCGGACCTCAGGGTCAGGTCCCTCCGGTTCTCAGCAAAGAGTGTCAGGAAGTTATCGAACCGCTGTATTCTCCTTCAGAATTCGATGACGAGAATGCTCTCTCAGAGTATTGGGATGAGTGTCACCAATTTGCAAAGGAGGCTTTCGGTAGTCGTCTGAAGACTAAAAGACCACTAAGCTTCGAACATGTTGTCGATGATATGCGAGCACGTGATACATTGACAACAAATTCTGGGTTTCCCAGATTTACCCGTCGTGATAAGGTTAAAAGCGATGAAATTCAAGACGCTAAAACTGGTAAAGCGTACGAATATCCCGCAATTATACTATTCAGACAGTATAATGGTAAGCTTCGTCCGGTTTGGATGTTTCCGATGTCATGCAACCTTATCGAATTTACATTTTCTCAGGAAATTCAACAATCCTTACAGAATAGTCCTACCTCATGGATTCGAGATTACCTGAGTCCTTGGCTTGGATATGAGGACGTCAAGCAGACTCTAACCAAGCAGTGGCCTAACGGCGGCCCAATAGTTGGTGGAGACACCACTAAAATGGATGCGCATATGCGTCCCGCTCAAATACGTTTAGTATTTGAAATCTGCAAATGGTTATTCCAAGAGCAGTATTGGGATGCATTGCATTCAAGCTTGATTCATATCTGTGAAATTCCTTTAATCTATTCGGTTAAAGACCAGTACGTTGGAGTACATGGGTTAGCCTCAGGATCAGGGTGGACCCAATTGACAGAAACAGTTCTGCAGCTGTTTATGGCATGGAAACACAAGGTGTACGGGCAAGGAATTGGCGACGATTTCTATTGGATTTCTGATATGGATGCTAAACAAATTGTGGCTTATCTGCAGAAGTTTGGTTTACCTGCTAACGAAGATAAGCAATCTGTAAGTACGTCTACCTTAACGTTCCTACAGAGAATGGATCGGAAGGATTTCTTTAGTAGAGAAAATCCGAGCACGTTAGGATCATATTATCCAACGATAAGAGCGTTGAATAGCATGTTGCAGCCTGAGAAATTCCACAAGCCGAAAGATTGGAACTCAGATATGTTCTGCTGTCGTAACTACATGATTCTAGAAAATTGTGTAGACGATCCGTGCTTTGACGAGTTTCTAAGATTCGTGGTACATGGGCAAAAAGACATGATCCCTTTTGCCAAGAAAAGTGCTAAAGCGCTTGATGAAATTCAGCGTAAAGCACGTCTGGTACCGGGCTTAAATCCTTCTTATAACCAGGAGAAGCGAGATAAGCCTCTGTCATCATTTGTTAGTATCCAACTAGCATCTAAGATGTAACACAGGCGGGTCGGGGTGTAT